TATAGAAGAGTATAAGAGAGGTTAAAAAGAAAGGTATCACATGAAAAATTATTTAAAATTATCAAATTTATCAAACGCAGTTGAGCGTATAATTCCTTGTTTAAGTTCAAATAACAAGAGCAAAAAAGTTAAGAAAGAAAAATCATTTGTTGTATTAAACAGTGATAATAATGATGGTTTCTATGTAAGGAGACTTACAAAAGAAATTAACAGGTTCGGTTTAAGCGAGCAACCTAAGATTCTTCGCAAGAGGAGTTTGAAGAATATTTATAAGGGAGACCTTATAGTATTTGGTGATTGCAATGGAACTATTGACTATGATTATAGAGTTGAAACTAACGTTGACAACCTTGATCATTTAGATGGACGCCAGTTTAAAGCGTATGATCTTATTAACGATTTTGACAAGATTTTAAAAAGGTTAGGAAAATACGTTGCTGCAAACGACGAAAGATACATCGCCGTTGATGATGAAGATGAGCCACGAGTAACTGAAATTAACGTTGATGTTACTGTGTCGAAAAAGCACCCAAAAAGTTATGTGCCTTTAGCCATACTCTTAAATGATGTATGTGAAGAGAAGGTAACTATCTTTGATAACTGGGTAAAAGTTGGTTACAACCAATATGATATTTATGTCGATTTCTTTGGTAATGAATTTGTTTACATTGGCGGAAACAAATACTTTGTTAAGGAAGACCGTTGGGGACGTAAGTATCTGACTAAATAAATAGTTTAGTAAACAAATGAGTTGTAACACACAGTTATCGCAGGTGCGAATTATAATCAAAGTTCCGTCCAAAAGAACACCGATACCACTGAGGTTCCGCAAGGAAACCCAAGAGCAATATCAGTTAGTAGTTCGGTGTGTTACAACTTATTAATAAATTTTAATAAGTAAAAAAAGAATGACCACAGCATATCAATTTGCATTAGTTGGTATGTCTGGGCGAGGTAAGACAATGGCATTTAGAAATATGGACCCTGATACAACAGGTTTCGTAAATATGGAAAATAAACCGTTGCCATTTATTAATCGCTTCAAACACTATAGTGCTCCTACAAGTTGGCAAGAATGTTATCAGAAACTTATCGAATATGCAAAAAACAAGGAGATAAAAGTCGTAATACTAGATAGTTTTTCGGCTTATCTTGACAGTGTTTTAAAGACAGCCAGAGACACAAAACGAGGTTTTGATGTCTGGAATTTTTATAATGAAGAAATCGGTAAACTGTTATACGTAGTAAAGAATTATAATAAACATCTTGTTGTAACAGCCCATTATGAATGGGTTGAAACAGATGAAGGTGCTATTGAAAAACGTATCATGGTAAAAGGTAAAGAGTGGAAAGGTTTTGTTGAGAAAGACTTTACTGTAGTACATTATGCAGATATGAACGTTGTAGATAAAAAGCGTAATTATTTTATTACACTTAACTCTGATGGAAAGAGTTCTGCAAAAACACCACCCATGTTTCTTGATGATGAAAGTCAAGAGAAAATGGAGAACGATTATTCGTTATTTATTGCCAAAGTAAACAAAATATTAAATAATTCAGGAGTATAATATGTCATATATTGTAAACAAGTCTGTCAATTCAGAAGCAAGACAGGCAAATTTCTTAGATGTAGGGATTCATGACAACGTTGAACTAAAATCTATAGAATATAAAATTAGTCCAAATAACAATCCGTTTTTAGTACTTACTTTTGAAAAAGAAGGTAAACTATTAACTCACACAGAATATGAACCCAAGGACAGGGATGGTAATATTCTAGAAAACAAAAAGCTTAATCAGATTAAAAGACTTAAGCATATTGCAACAAAATTCATATCAGAAGATGACTTCACAATAGATGTTAAAACTTTTGAAGAGTTTTGCCAGAAAGTAATTAGCCTATTAAAAGGCAAGTTTGAAGGTAAGAAAGTTAGAATAAAAGTTGTTTATTCAAATAAGAACTTTACCGCTCTACCAAAATATGTTCCTTTTATTGAACGCATGGACGTAGAAAAATCAGGTCTTGAAATTTTATCAATTGATAAAATGAAGAAAGACATTCCCGACAGAGTTCCTACCACTGAAAATCCTTTTAAAGTAGATATCTCTGATGTGGAACCAGAAGACGAAAACGAATTACCTTTCTAATATATCTCAAGGGGCTGACTAATACTCGGCCCCTTTTATTACACTAAAATGTATAACACTAGAGAAGTAGAAAATAACATCACATTTGATAAAATATTATCAATTATAGATGATTATTATATCTATTGTTATTACTTAGATAAAGAGGTAAAAATAAACAAGCCTATTAGTTCTCCTTTACGTAAGGACAAGCATCCTTCTTGGTCCCTGTATAGAAGTAAGAACGGTATATTAAAATATCGTGACTTTGCGACAGGGGAGTCAGGTAATATAATAAATTTAGTACAGAAGCTATATGAGTTAAATTATGGGCAAGCTTTAAAAAAAGTATGGCAGGATGTAGTTATAAAAAAGCCAGTATCGTTAAGGCGTACAATCAAGAACATAGAAGTCCGAACAAATAAAGAGAATATAATAGAAGTTAAAAGGAAAAATTTTACAGACAAAGATATACAATACTGGTCAAAATATGGTATATCAAAAGACTTATTAAAAGAATATAAAATATTTCCTATACACACATTTTGGGTAAATGGTAATCAATCATTTACTTACACAGACAAGGAACCAATGTATGCTTATAGTATATACAATAAATTCAAGATATATAGGCCATTTTCTAGAAAACTAGAAAAATGGCGAAACAATTGTTCAACTTATGATATACAAGGTTTAGAACAATTAGAAGGTACAGGAGATCTTTTGATCATAACAAAGTCTTTAAAAGATGTCATAGTACTAAAAACACTTGGATTTAATGCCATCGCCCCACAAAGCGAATTGTCTGGTATACCTCAAATAATAATAGACCATCTAAAAATAAGGTTTAAAAACATAATCATATTATTTGATTATGATGATGGTGGTATACAAGGTGCAAAAAAATTATCAGAAAAACATTCATTAAATATAAAGTTTATACCTAAAAAATACCTTGACTTATATCAAATAAAAGATATAAGCGATTTTGTCAAAGAGTTTGATAAAGAAACTGCTTTGGAAATGTTAAAAGAGTTGTTAGATGAACAAGAGTAAAAATAAAAAAGTTCGTAATGCTACACCTCTTGAATATAAGGGTATAACTTTTAAAAGCAAATTAGAATTATATTGCTATAAAAGACTACAAGAATTATCAATAAATTTTACCTATAATTCTGTTAAATTTGATTTATTAGAATCTTTTGTATTCAAAAACAAATGTTATGAATTAATAAAACGAAAGAACTACAAAAAATTCGAGCTAACTAATGCTTTAATAAAGGGTATGACATATACCCCAGATTTTGTAGGCGCTTACCCAAGCGGTCAATTATTTATAATTGAAACCAAGGGTAATCCAAATGATGCATTTCCGTTAAGGTGGAAGTTGTTTAAATACTATTTAACAACTAAAAATATTAATGCAGATGTATTTATGCCTAGAAATCAAAAGCATATAGACGAAGTAGTACAAATAATAAAATCTAAATACGATGTATAATCATATAGCAATCGACACAATTGACGATTCTTTAGACTTCTTCAATGTAAAATCATTTGATTTTAACGAAGAATTACAAATGTATGAATTATTATCCCAGAACAACGAATATCATTTTTTCCAAAAAAAGGATGTTAATAGGATTATAATGTAATATGAAAGAATATTACGATATAAAACGGGTTAGTAATTCATCATTATCATGGTTTCAAATATCTCCTAAGTACTTCAAACTTATGTTTGATAAGGAGATAGAGGAAGATAACAAATTTATATACGAAAAAGGTGAAATAGTACATTGTTTTATATTAGAACCAGAAGAATTTAATAAAAATTATACGTTTTTAGACTATGAAGCACCAAAAAGTCAACAACAAAAAGACTTTTGTGATCATGTAGCAAGATATAAAAATAAACTTAAACCAGATTTACTATTAAGAGCATATAAAGATGTATATGTTAGTAAAGAAAAGGATGAGGTACTGCTTGAAAAAGCAGAAAAACTTGCAAATCAATTTAAAAACTATATAAAATCAATAAAAATATCTACTATTAAAACTGTTTTATCTAAAAATATGGAAAATAAACTTAGTGATATAAAAATTAAGTTAATGGAACATAAAACAGTAAGAGATTTATTATATAATGATAAACAAAACATATTTAATAATGATGAAAATTTAATTATTAAAAATGAATTCCCAATATATTGGACATACCCTAATGGAATTGAATGTAAATCATTATTAGATAGAATTATAATAGATCATAATAGTAAAACAATTAAAATAATTGATTTAAAAACTACTAATTCTTTTGGAGAATTCAAGGATAAATTCTTTGAATATAAATATTTTCGTCAAATGGCTTACTATTGGTTAGCTGTTAAGTGGTATTTTAAAGAAACAAAAATCGAAGGATTTGATGATTACAAAAAAGAAACTTATATAGTGGCCATAAATATGAAAGAGCCAACTGAAATTAAAGTGTATACCATAAAGGAAATTACACTTAATAGAGGTTTAGACGAAATAGAACTAACTATGAAACAATTAAAATGGCACTTTGATAATAACTTATGGGATTACCCACAGGTTTATTATGATGGTGTAGGCACTGAAGAATTATAAAATGAACTACTTAGATACTTTTAGCACAACAATAAATTTTATTGCGCCGATGGTATTTAAAGATAATATAAAACATTCAGACACATTCCCTAATATTCACAATACGTATTTGTCTATCTTTGATAAACCAGAATATGATAATAAAATAATATTTGAAGTCAAAGATAATTTTGACTTAAATTTATGTACAGAAGGGTTGTTTATAAAGAACATACGTTACACAGATAACTCTGCACTGTACATATTTGAAATACCAAAAGAGTATAAAGACGACCTATATTTAATTATTAATGGTAAGTATTCTAAACTGTCAGAGAAGTATAAAAGAAAATTATTATATTTCTGGTCTGCTGATAAAGACAGCATTTTATTTGGCATATTATTTAAAGATAAACACAAAGTGTTTACTGCAAACGAATACTATGCTAATAAATATACAATAGACCATGCAGAAGAATACTATATAAAACCATTCTATATAGAATTAATATATGGTATACGATAATAAAAGGGGGCTATATGCCCCCTTAACTTTTAATATATGAAGATATATAAAGTGGAAAAATTAACTAATTACATTATAAGTAAAGTATTAAGAAATAACATTGCCAAATTTAATAACAATAGTGAGTTACTTATTAAAGTAAAAGCAAAGTTAAACGAAGAGATCTCAGCACGTCTCTGTGTGTTACCTGATGATAATCACACATTTGATGAACTGGTTAGTGCAATAGAGAGCCAGATTAATATTAGCGAATTTATAAAACAAATTGAAGAATGAACAAAACAGACATCCTTATTCAGAAAGATCAAGAATTAAAAAGACTTAACGATCAGATATTAACTCTGACAGAGAAGATTGCAAATCTACAAATCTCTATAGGCTCCAAAGATGAAGTGCTTAAGTCTAAAGTACACGAACTCGAAAGAGAATTAGAACTTGCTAAAGATCAGCAAAAGGTTATAGTTGGCAGTACAGAACAAATTACTGAAAAATACTGTAGTAACTGTGGCTATACTGGAAATACTACTAGTTCTTATTGTCCTCATTGTGGTCAGTTTTTAAGTAAGAGAACTAAATCAGGAAAGCCTATTTACAAGAACCTTGATTCTGAATTAGCAAACATCAGGAAAGATGTTGAAAAACAGACTAAAAAGTCTATTGCAAGTTTAGAAGATTTACAACTTGATCTTGAGATTAAGATTGAAACTCTAGAAAACGAAGCAAAACGTAAAGACAAACGTCATTCTAATGAGATAGAAGATCTTCAGTCAAAGAATCTTGATCGAATCAATAAGTATAAAGAAGAAATTCAGGAACTTAGAGAAGAGATGAATAAGATTAAGAAGAATAAGACTGAGGCCGAATTAGAAGCTAAACGTTTAGAAGAAGTTGAAAAGTTAAAAGCTGCAAATGAATTGCTTGTAACTAAGTTAGCTGAAGCTGAAAAGTTAGGTTTCTGGCGTAAGTTATTCCGTAAGTTATTCGTTGAAAGAGCTGCAAGGAAAGAAGCTATTATAGAAGTACTTAAGGCTAATGAATTAACTAATAAACTCGAAAATACTAGAAATAGTTATTGGAGAAGGCTTAAAGGTTATGTATATACATACACTAATTATGATGGCATTGATGTTAAATGTAGCAATGATTAACGTAGAGGCCATTTACATGCGTTTAGAGACACGATCTGTAACTTAGGTATATTTCCATATGCTTGAAAAAGAAAGTGTCTTAAATCGCTTTAAAATAAGTAAAACAGGGGGTATGTAACAATACCCCCAATTTTAATCATAAATCACATGTTTTTAGTACAAGA